CGATCTCGTGCGCGCTCATGCTTCTTCACCGCCCACGACCCGAACGCCCCGCTCATGGAGCCACTTCGCGGTCTTATCCGCCGCGCCCTCCTCGACCTCGATGTTCAGCAGAATGTCCGCGAGATCCTGCCACTCCGGGCGGGGTGCGCGAGACAGGATGCGACGCGACATGCCCGGTACGACCATCTCCGCCACGTACACCTGGAACCCACCGTCGTACAACTCACCGATCACCAGGTCACCAGGACGGGCCTCACCCTGCTCGGCGTTCTCCCACGCGACCTGCAAGTCCCGCATGGACAGCGGGGCCTGGATGATCCGCTCCAAACGGTCCACCTCCTGCTGGAGGTCCGCGATGACGCCCTGCGCAACCCTCGTACCCTGCGCATCCCGCCGCTCAGCCTCCACAGCACGCGCCTCAGCCACATTCACACGCTTCTCCGCCTCCACGGCACGCTCCCGCTCTCGCACCATGTCCTCGGTCGCGTCCCGGCGAGCCTCCACCGCCACATCACGCTCACGGCGCGCCACGTCGCGATCCCGGCGCGCCTCGCCCAGCTGATCCCGCAGGTCGCGCAGCGTGGAGACGGTCCGGCTGTCCGCCTCCACAACCGGCACCCAACCATCGCGAGCCATGTCCTCGTCGGTGGCGACACCGTACCGGCCAATCTGCCACTCGGGCATGAGCGTGCCTTCGAACCGGACCGCCTTCCGCCCGTCCTCGTGCCTCGCGAACGACGCCGCCGCGAAATCCCTCGGCGTGTACTCCACCGTGCTCATGCCACACCCTCCTCAAACTCAATGTCCTCAACCTGTCGTGCGCCGCAGTTCCGGCACTTCCTGATGCCCGTCCAGGCGTTCCTGCGCCGGAACCACCACACGTGGCCCTCCGTCGCACAGTCCTCCCGATCCCACTCCGTAAACCTCATGACCCCTCCTCGTCCGCTTCCCCTGCCGCGTCATTCGCCGCGGCCAGCAGCCCCAGCTGCACGATGTAGTCCGTGTGGTCCGACGCCCCGACTACCAGGACCGCCTTCCCTGGCCCGTCGAGACGGACGACCCTGGCGAGGACCATCACGTCCGCGATCACGTCGCCGTCCTCCAGATCCAGGCCGATCTGGTGGTCACCGATGGTGACGATCTGCTCGTTCACCCCTCAGCCTCCTGTGTGCCTTTGTGCGGGCCTAGAACCGAACCAGACGGGCTGGTTGTGCGCCTTTGGGGTGTTGCGCCGTTCCTGGCCCCGTAGCGTGCGCCCCAGCCGTATCAGCGCCCCCATCACACGGCGGGCCAAGTAGCGGGCGATCATGCTGCGAGCTCCCGCCCAGTCCACTCATCCCACCGGAGACCAGACAGGTGATACGCGTCGTACTGCGCCGCCGTCAGAGTCCCGTCACCCAGGGCGCGGGTGAGTTCGCGCCGGACACGGATCTCCTCGCGGGGGTCTTCCGCATCCCGGCGTCCTACGTTGACGTTCTTCCCTACGGCGCGGATGCGACCCGCCCGGATCGCGTCGACACGTTGCCGGATGTGGGCCGGGGTCAGCCATTCGGTGCTGTGCCGGTAGTGCTCGATGACGGCCTGCTCGCAGTCCCGAAACGTCAGCCCGTCGAGGATTTCCAGCCAGGTCTCGGGGGTGCCCTTGAGCCCCGTCCGGGGGTCGCCCTGGACGAGCCGGCGACCGTCCACGGACACGATGCGGTTGAGGAGGATTCCGACCTCCCTCTGGGACATGCTCATGCTGAGATTCCTTCGGCGTAGATCTCCTCGGCTGACTCTGGGCCGTTCATGAAGTCGAGGAGAATTTGGTTATTGCGCTGTTCTTTCTCGGATGGTCGGTTGCGGCGCTCATGCTCAGACCGGATGCGAGCCACGAGGTCGTCGAACTTCTCCCGCAGCTTCGACGCGGACCGGACGTTGGCCTTCCAGAAGCTGTCTGCCTGCACCCACCGGATGACGTACGCGATCTGCTCTTGGCTATTGCCGTCCCTGTCGAGGAGGAGCCGCATCGCGTCGGTGTTGGCCTTGTTCCGCTTTGATGGTCGGTTGCCGTTGGCCTGCACCTCACGGTCGAGGAGATCGAGGAGGGCGGTGACGTCTTCACGTTCGGGATCGCTTGGCGATTCCGGACTAGATAACTCACCCCACCTCACCTCACCTCTCCTTTCCTCACCCCACCTCTCCTCACCCTTCCCTCCCCTACTGGCGTGAGGTTCTGTGAGTTCCGGAGAACTCGCGTGAGTTTCCGTGAGGTCTGGTGAGTCCTCGCGTGATTCGGCGGGCTCCGGGGAGGTCTTCGTGTCGCGATTCGCCTGACACACACGACACCTCGGCACCCACCTGCTGTCCGTCCGCTGATGCGCCCGCAACCCCGGAATGTTCAGATACGACAGGCCCTCGAACTCGAACCGCTCAAGCAGACCGATCCGCACCAGCTCATCCAGCAGCGGCTCCACATCGAGGTTGTCCGCGGGGAAGATCTTCATCTTCAACGACAGCGCATCTTCCTCGAGGTGCCCCGCGTCGCAGTCCGCGAAGTTCCACGTGCCGATGAACAGCAGTCGAGCCTCACGGGAGACCCTGACGACCTTCCCGTCCGTCCAGAACTCCGGCTTCACCATCCGCATGCGCGGCACTCACGCCACCTCCCCCGCTGGTCGGTTCACCGCGGCCAGGAGACGTGCCGGCTGGAATCCCGACCAGTGCTCATCGCCCGCGCACACGACGGGGGCGGACTGGTAGCCGAGCGCTCGCACCGCGGCCATGTCCTGGGGTGACTCGGTGAGGTCCACCGTCCGGTAAGCAGCCCCGGCCCGGTCCAGCCAGTGCTTCGTCAGGCGGCACTGCACACAGCCGGGGGTCTCGTAAATCGTGATCATGATGGGTCCTTTCAGAACGGAACGCGTTGTTGGATGAACCGGACGGTGAGCCGGTAGAGGCCCTTGACTCCGGTCTTCGGGCCGCGCCGGAACGACACCGCCACCAGATGCTCCGAGTCGTCCCCAGGGATCACCCCGGCATCCACCAGCCCGTCGCAAACGGCTTTCCACGACGGCTGCGCATTGTCGGTGTCCGCCGTCCCATTGCGGGGGTAGGACACCTCCACCACCGCGATCGTCGGAGTCGGGACCGCGAGGCGGGCCTGCCGTGCCAGCCATGCCGCCCGATGCCGTAGAGCCCGCACCCGCCGCGCCTTCTGCGCCCAGTGCAGGCGCTGATTCGCAGACAGCCACTCCGCAGCCGGAACATCGATCGTGAGGGTCACAGCGCATCCAGCAGGGTTGGCTCTTCCACCGCGTGCCCATCGAGCGTGTCGAGGTTCATCAACGCCTGCCGGTAGTAGGACTCCTTGAGCTCCATCCCGACCGCAACACGCCCCATCTTCACCGCCTGGAACACCTCCGACCCCACGCCCATGAACGGCGTCAGGACGCGCTCTCCGGGCAGGGTGCGCAGATCAAGGTAGCGAGCGATCACATCCAGTTGCAGCGGGTGAACGTGCTTCTCGTCGTCCGGGTCCTTGGAGTCTTGAAACGGCAGCACGTTTTCCACACGCACGTCATCCCACACGGACGACGCATAGCGGCGCCAGATCCAGTGCGACCACCGATTGGCCTTCTGATCCCCGTCCCACCCGCGGTAGCGGGCAACATCCGCCGGGTGCTTCTCGGACCCCATGTAGTCGCTCATCAGTCCAGTCGGATGAGCCACCGGGTTCCCTGACCCTGGCTTGCGGAACACCAGCAGCTCGTCCGGTGCGGCAACACCCCCATGCGCCCCGTCGTCGACAATCGTCTTGTGCGCGAGGTTCTTCTGCATCGTCCGATTGCGGACAGCCAGGGGCTCCTTCCAGATGACATGCCGGGCGATGAACTCCCACCCAATGTCCTGGTGGTCGCGGATTACGTCTCCGGGAAAGTCGAGGTAGCCATCCGATCCGGTGTTTCCCGTCGGGACCAGCGCCGCGTGCACACCGCTGGTACGGCCCGGGAGCGTGAGACGGAACTTCTCCCGGATGACGTACCGGTAGTGCTCCCGGAACTCCGTGTAAGTCCGCGCATTGGAGAGGTCGCGGTTGTCGGACGAGTAGTGGTACAGCCCTCCGAACGGTGGGGAATAGATCGAAGCGTGGAACGACTCATCGGGCAGGTTCTGCATGACCTCGATGCAGTCTCCGTTGTAGATCGCAAACTCGTCGGTGATCAGCTGGCTTTGGACAGCCATGATGGGACCTCCATTGGTGTAGTGAAGTGTCGGGATCGCTGGACACCCAGCGCGTCGTTCATGTGGTGGATGAGGGCATCGAACATCTCGTCGGCCTGTTGCGCCTTGTGCTGGAGGTTCTGCAGGATCGCCTCACCGCCCTTGGTGGTGATGACATCGACCGTCACGGGGTTCTCCTGGCCGAATCTCCATGAGCGCCTGACGGCCTGGTAGTGCTGTTCGAAGCTGTGGGATGGGAAGTAGGTCATCCGGTGGCAGTGCTGCCAGTTCAGGCCCCACGCGCCGATCTTCGGCTTCGTCACGAGGTAGCGGACTTCGCCCTTGGTGAAGGCAGTCAGCTTCTCTTCCTTCGCCTCCGGCGAGTCGGACCCGGTAACTTCCAGCGCATCGGGCAGCAGTTGCGCGAGACGGGTGGATTCGTCGTTCAGGTGGCACCACAGGACTGCCGAGTCGGCATCAGATACGCGATCGGCAGCCGCTTCGCACCGCTCGTTCAGTGTCCTGCGGGCCTCTTCACGCTCTTCCGCCAGCCCAATGGCGGGCACGTCGAACAGTGCCCCCTCGGCTGGACGGTGGGCCTCCACGAGAGTCGTCCGGTATTCGAGCGGCGGCAAGTGGAAGTTACTGTCGTCGAACCCGTAGTCGGACGGCTTGCGGATCGCTCGCGCCCATGACGACACCCACTGCCAGAACGGCCCCTCGGAGTGCCCCTTGAACCGCCACCCCACATCTCTGCCGGCGGCCGCGAAGTTCGATCGCGAGGTCACCGTGCGGTTCTTGTTGGTGAAGAACCGCGAGAGCATGTCTGTGTAGCCGAGCTCGCCCAGTGCCTCCGATGAGGTGCCTAGCTCGAGGTAGTCGTTCGGTGCGGCCGTCGCCGTGCCCAGAAGCCGATACGGCATGCGGCGCATGAACTCGGTGACGACCTTCTTCGTCACCCCATCGAACGACTTGATCGCTGATGACTCGTCGCAGACGACACCCCCGAAGTCATCCGGGTCGAACTTCGGCAGCTGCTCGTAGTTCGTGACGGTGATCCGAGCATCAGCGGGCCTTCCGTTCCGACTGATCGCGGCATCGTGTCCGAACTTCTCCGCCTCCGCCACGATCTGGAACCCGACCGCAAGCGGAGTCAGCAGCAGGACAGGCTTTCCTGTCTTGCGGTGGACGTTCTCTGCCCATGCGAGTTCCATGGGCGTCTTGCCCATGCCACAGTCTGCGAACAGTGCGGCGCGTCCTTGGCGGACAGCCCAGTCCACGAGCATCTGCTGGAAGTCGAACAGGTGTCCAGGGATGACGTGCGGACGGAATCCGTTGCCGTCGGCTTTCTGCTCGCGGGCCTTGAGGAAGTCTGCGTAGGTCATTGGTCCTCCTTGGTGTGACAGCACTGGTCGCAGCACTTCCCGACTCGATTGGCGAGGCGGCGGGCGCACTCACGCACATCCCGCAGGCAGTACATGCACCTCATGGCTGCCTCCATCCGTCGCCGCCCCACACGAGGTCAGCCATGCGCGTGAGGTGCCGGTGATGCGCCTCCCAGCACACGTCCTTGCACCGCGGCTTCTTGTGCTCATGGGCGTAGCAGCGGCCCCACCACTCCGCCGGCGGTGGGTACACGGGCCGGTTCGGATCCTCCTGGGAGACGCCCATGATGTGGTCCGCCTCCACCGCGTGGTCCCGCCCCATCGCCATGAGCATGCACACGCCCTGATCGGACAGGCCGGGACCGCCCGGCAGGACCTGCTCACCGGTCTTCTTGTCCCACTGCACGCCATGATCGATGTGAAGGCCGTACCGGGAAGCAGGGAGTCCGCAACCCACGCATGGCAGGACCGTGTACCAGTAGTCGCCGTCCTTCCGGGGCGTCTGGTTCTGCCGCCACATGTCCTCCGGCAGCTGGGTGAGGTCCGCCTGTTGGCGCTGCAATCGTCGTGCGGCACGATCTCTGTGCTGGGATCCGAGCTCCGAGAGGATGTCCGCCTGACCGTCGATACTCATGCCGCGGCCCCCAATTCCTCGAAGGTCCGCGCATCGGAGTCCGGGTCGACCCACGCGAAGATCGACGGCCAGCCGTTCCTCTTCGCCGTGTTCTTCGCACGGACGCTCCCACCGTCCTGGCTCCACAGCTCCCGGTAGACCAGCATCAGCCGGTCGTGGAGGTCACGCGAGATCGTGTCCCTGCGCAGGCTCGCGATCTCATGGACCTGAGACTGGGTCGTCTCACCCATCTCAGCGATGGCCCGCCCGGACCAGCCCATCCAGTACAGGTGCTGGATGCGCCGCCCCAACCCGAGTGCGGGCACGTAGAACCCGTACTGGTGAGACAGGGTGACGCTCATGAGCCGGTTGTGGACGACCCGGTGCACCATCTCCCGGCGGCCGTGAGCGATGTAGTGCGTCGTCGTCTGCGACACCCCCGCAGCGCGGGCGACCTCAGCAGGTGTCATCCCGTTCTCTGCGAGGCGTCGCACGTGCGCGGTCACCTGCTCCGCGGGCACCCGGCGGGGACCGTAGTAGGCGCGCTCCCTAGCCCTCACGCGCTCCCACTTCTGAGAGATGAGCCGGCAGTCGTCGCACCCCTTCTGGTAGCGGGGATGCTGGTCGCAGTGCTGTGGGCGCTTCGGGATCATGCCGCCACCGCCCTCTGCCGGCGCGCATGAGCGAGCTTCCTCTCATGACGGTGTGCCGCCTGATGCTCCTCGCACCGGCGTGCCAACGACGGGAGGGCAGTGATGTCAGCACCGCAGTCCAGGCAGGACCGCCCCGGATCCGCCTTCCGCCGCTGGGCGGGGGTCAGGCCCCCGAAGACACCGTGCCGTTCCCGTGTGGGGAGGCCACGCTCGTCCTCGATCGCCTGCGCAGCACACGCCTCCATGAGCGGGCAGGTCGCGCAGATGCTCTTTGCGATCGCGATGGATGCGGTGTCCTGGCCGAAGAAGATCCCATCCGCCATCGTCCTGTCGAGGCGGGCGCATACGGCTGTCATGACTCCACCAGTCCGAGCATGACGGGCACCTCAGTGGCCC